CGTCTTTTCTTGCATCCTTGATATTGTCTTGTGGTCCAACCGAAAGACACCATCTCTTCCATTGGATCTGTAACATTAGTTTGTTCATCTTTATCAAAAACCATTCCACAAAACGATGCAGTATTTATATCATTATGTATCTCCATCTTTATCGTCATCCCAAGTTTCTCAAAATAACTTGGGGGAGGAGGCTCTCCCTCAACTGCTGCTAATCCATCATCGCCTTCCACCACTTTACCGGTATTCTTCTCATTCATCAATTCCAATATGAAGGAAAGAATCATCAAATTCGTAAACCCATTGCCTAAAGAAGTACACATCTCACCAGACATTCGCTTAGCACGCAAACGCATAGTGAAACGCTTGAAATTGACAACGTTCGTACCAGCCAGAACATTCTTACATAAAAACATAAAAACGTCCGAGCCAATCAAATCCCTTGTCATGTACTCGTACAATTCGAATTCACAAACTTTCATCATCTCTTCAATGAAATGGGCTTCATAAGCCGTGTAATCCGTCGCTACATATTTACAACCAGGTCTATACACATGTTCCATTATATAACCAGGCCTTTCCCTAACGGGAACCTTCTTTATGAAAGCCTTATGCTTAAAAAGCACAGACTCAATCAATCGGAAGTAAGGCCCAGTGGCACATTTAAACTGGTCTCTGCGGGAATAAATTCCTCTCGCATGTTTGTAGTCAGGATAACTCTCGTCTTTAATGAAAGCATCCACCTCCCAATATTTTTCTTCGGTAGTGATGTCAACAACTCTGGACCACGCTTTTCTTAACTCTTCTTTACGCCAAGCGGGATACGGTGTTTGTGTTAACCATGTTTCAAATGAGACATCCGTATTTCTTGCTAACGGTGTCATATTTTCTCTAACCCAATCCCTTACGAAACATGAAAATTTTTTAATTAAATCTGGATCAGGTTTAGGAGTTTTTGTTGCCACGCGTTTAAACGCACCAGCAATAATAGTTAAATCGTCGTCAGGGTTTGCATGCGGTAATGCAGCTCCATTGACGTGACATCCCAAACTAACCGCAACAAACGGTCGTTTTATGTGCACGTCATGCTTGATGGGACCAAACTCCACTTCGTCCATCACAGGAACATCCTCAGGCAGCTTCACCTCTCCAACGTTATAACCATAAAGCTTTACTGGCTTATTGCTGGCGCCCTGTAAAAAGGCAACTTCTTAAGCTTATGGCGCATCTCCTTGTACATGCCAATAGCTAACAGGGTAGTATTCTGTCGTATGTGATCATTATTGAGTACAGAATCACGGTCGATATTTACAGACGTATTAGATCTTGAGGCCAACTCCAATCTCTGGCAGGCCGCCCAATCCTCAGATTCCAACTGCATATTAGTATGAGTTGAAATCTGGACTAACAATTCGATATTTACACGAACAACTACATCATTAATTACAAAAAACTGACAACCAAACAAAACCAATACGCTCCTACAACGATAATTGGCCTCATAAGGCTGATCATGCACCAATTTGCCCCTCTGTGCCTCATCCGTCCGCATGTCGGACTTATCATACCGAAAAGCATCCTGCAAGGCATAAGAATGTCTCACACGAATGAATTCATGAAAAGTCAATACTCTATAG